TCCTCTTCGCATGTGTCACTATCTTGCACAGATTCTCCACGAGTCTGCCTGCCTAAAGCACACCGAAGAACAAGGCTCTACCCATTACTTCGACAAGTACGATACCGGACGACTCGCCAATAGACTCGGCAATACCCCACAAAAGGATGGCGACGGCTACAAGTACCGGGGTCGTGGACTTATCCAAATCACAGGACGCGCGAATTATACCGCATACAATAATTCTAAATACTGCAAAGGCGATGTTGTCAACCATCCTGAACTCCTCGCAAAGCCTCTCGGTGCTGTCAAGTCTTCTATGTGGTTCTTCGACTCACATAATCTCAACAAGTATGCCGACAAGGACGACATCGTCAAGATAACCAAGGTTATCAACGGTGGAACAAATGGTCTTGATCAGCGCCGTGCCTTACTCGAAAAGGCAAAGAGTGTTCTTTCTGAAAATAAAAAACTATGAATATAAACGACGACAGACAGCGTGAATGGCTGCGCTCTATTATCAGCGACTTCTATTGGTTCGTAGTGATAATGACCATCTGGATAGGAATTATTATCTCCTGCTCCAGCTGTTCATCCCCTCGTCCCGTCGTCCTCGAACGTACCCTTCACGATACGGTACATATCAACAATATCCGCCTTGACAGCGTCTATATGCACGACTCCATTTACTTCGAGTCCATTGTCAAGGGCGATACCATCTATCGCACCAAGGTGATTACCCATTGGTGCAACCGTATTTCTATCAAGCACGATACTGTCTACGCTGCCAGAGAGAATAAGACGGAAGTCCCCGTCCCGGTAGAACGCAAGCTACCATTATGGAAGCAGCTCGCCCCGTCTCTCTATCCGATAGTCTTTATTATTATAATAGGTATAATAAGCATGATATGGCTTATATATAGAAAGGAATAACCTCATGGGAGTCCTTTTAAAATCTATCCGCAAGATTCTCGTCGAACTTATCGACCGCATCGATAGTGGCGAATGTGCCACTACTGACGAGCAGGAACGCATGTTCCTCGACCTCTGCACGATGATTGCCGACAAGGAACGTCGTGTCTCCAAGTACGAGGCTTGCCGTTACCTCAATATGTCACGCGCCAAGTTCGACCGCTACGTATCCGAAGGACGCATCCCTCACGGGCGCAAGTCCCCGGGATTCAAGGAACTCTCATGGAGTCTTGCCGAACTCGATAGTTGTAAACTAAATAAGCGTTAACGTTTAATTTTTTGTCATAATCGTTTTTGTAGCCGTTCTGTTGTGATAACAGAACGGTTTTTATTTGAGCATCATCTTCCTCATTTGAGCATCGTTAGGCGACACCTTATATAATAAGTAAATTTGCTTCAAGTCCCAATGGTGGGGCGAAACCTAAACTTTTATTATTATGTCTGAAACAAAAACTTATGTATTCGGCAATGATGGCCAGTGCGGTGGTGGCATGATGTCACTTCTTGCTCCTCTCCTCCAGCGCAACGGTCTCGACCCTAATCTCCTTCTTGCAATGAACAAGAACGGCAACGGATGGGGTGACGGTAGCGGTTTTATGTGGGTTATCTTCCTGTTCTTCCTCATGGGATGGGGCGGTAACGGTTGGGGTGGCTTCGGCGGCAACGGACGTGGTGCCATAGCCAACGAAATCAACAACGACTACGGACGCTCTCTGCTCATGGACGCTATCGGTGGCAACCGCAACGCTCTGTCTAATCTCGCTACTCAGCTCAACTGCACCGAAGGACAGATTCAGTCGGCTATCTCGGCTCTCACCTCACAGGTTCAGTCCGTCGGCAATCAGGTTGGTATGTCTGGCATGCAGACCATCAATGCTCTCCAGCAGGGCAACATGCAGATTGCACAACAGCTTGCCAACTGTTGCTGCGAGAATCGTCTTGCTACTTGTCAGCAGACCAACACTCTCCAGGCTGCCATCAACAACGTGGCTACCGGACAGGAGCGTGGCTTTGCCAACGTGGCTTACGAGACCCAGCGTCAGACTTGCGACTTGCACAACGCCATCAAGGACAGCACACAGACTATCGTCAATGGTCAGCAGCAGGCCGTCATGCGCGAAATGCAGAACAAGATTGACTCTCTCCGCGAAGAGAACTCTACCTTCAAGTCGTCTGCAATGACTTCACAGATTGTCGGACAGGCTCTCGCCCCCGTCAACGCTGTTCTTGCAGGTCTGCAGAAGGAGGTAGGCGAAATCAAGTGTGCCCAGCCTAACACCGTGACTGTTCCTTATCAGCCCTTTGTTACTGTTCCCAACTGTGTCGCTGCTCAGTATGGCATCTACGGCAACGCCAACGGCTTTTGGGGCTAACGAGAAAGGAGGGTTCTATATGATTTGGAATTATCCCTTCTCTTGGGTCAACCGTCGTGGTTCCGCTGCTGTGGCTTCCACTGCCGTAGCGGTGTCTGCTACAGCTGTCACGTTCTCCTTCCGTAATCATGCCTTTGCTTCGGCTAATTATCGCGGAACGGTCTTCGTCAAGCTGGCTCAGGCTGTCCCTACCGGGACTACAGGTACGCTCCCCATTCTCTTCGAGACCAATGGAGCCACCCAAGCCGTAACCAAGTACAACGGCGCCCCTCTTACCGTCGCCGACCTCCCAGGCACTGGCATTTACCAGTTTTGGTTCGAGCGCGACACTAACACCCTTCAACTCATGTCATGACGGGTATTGTCTAACCATTTCTAAAAGAAAGGATTTCTTATGTTCAGCGGTTTGCGTACCAACAGCATCTTCTATGTGCTCGACAAGAACAGCGAGCCTAAATTACAGATAGGACAGGTTGTCTCTGTCTCCAACCCTCAGCCCAAGTTCCCCACCTATCAGCCCGGGCAGTTCTCTCCTCAGCCTATGGAGTCTGTCGTGGATATTCGTGTGAAACTTCCTGACGGCGAAATGGAGTTCAAGCAGCTGCCCTCCAATGGCCAGATAGCCAACTCTGGCTCTCTTGTCGTTTCCGAGTCGCGCGAGGCTATGTCTGCTGAGGTCGAGGCTATGCTTCGGCAGTCGCGTCAGATTCTCGACAGCGTCGACTATCATCGTTCCGTCGTATCTTCGTGCGAGACCATGCTTTCCCAGCTCAATCCTCAGATTGCCAAGGAGAAGGCGCAGGAACAGAAGATAACCCAGCTCGAAACCAAGATGTCCGGTATTGAGGGTACTCTCTCCAATATCCAGGGCATGCTTGCGCAGGCTCTCAAACCTAAGGCATAAGGCGTCCTTTCTTTTTGAAACTTAAAATCATTACGACTATGAACTATATTGTTGAAATCACCGAGGACAAGTTCTCTGAACTCACCGAGAACGCCGAGAAAATGCTTCGCTATGGAGGCAAGGTCATGTCCTGTCTCGACTCTATCAAGCGTGAGCGCTATGGCGAGCGCAGTCCTATGCCCGACTATCGCAGCTCCGACTATCGCAACCAGCGTCACGAACCAGAACGTGACGACTATCCCGACTATCGCCGTCCACGCGAACGTCGCGACTATGATTATTAATGTCTAACCCGAGGAGAATGTCATAAAAGGCATTCTCCTCTTAATCCCTATTCTTCAAATGAAACCTCGTCAGTCCCTTTCTCAGTACGACTACCGTCCTCCCGAAATGCTTGCCTACCTCCGTCATTACGGCTATCATTTCTCACGCCGTATGCACGACTTCGCTGTCTCTCGTATGCGTCGCGACAACAAGCCTATCACGCCTTGGACTAAGGAGAAGGTCGAGCAGACTCTTCATAAGTACGGCATCGTTCTCGACAATGCCATTGCCTACGACCATGTCTACGTCCTGAATATGGCTCTTGCCGACTTCTACGGTTCTTCCATCACCGATGAACGTGCCCTTGCTCTCTTTGTCAAGGACTACGTCGATGATGAAGATCAGCCCGACGGATTTGTCTTCAACCGCTTCTATGCCGATTGCGCCCTTTCCGGTACGCCAATCCCATGGGAAGACGTATTAGACCCCTCATAGCCTATGCGCTCGCAACAATTCACCTCCCTTCCTACGATTGGACGGTGCAAATCTTCTACAATGTCCCTCCCTTCAAGGTTGACATTATCCGCAGACATCTTCAATCTCTCGGCTGTCATTCGCAGCCCCTTGAAGATGCCTGCCTCCTTGTGTCCCAGTCCGTCCCCGACACTGCTTTCACCTATACCAATGTCTCTCTCCACCGCACCCTTATCGTTCTCTGTCCTCCGTCTTCTCCCTCTCAGTTCCTCAACACCCTCACCCACGAACTTCTCCACACCGTCAGCCACATTTCCGATTATTACAGTATTCCTCTCAATACAGAATCCCCTTGCTATCTCCTCGGCTCTCTCGCGCAAGCCTCTTATCCCGTAGCTAAACACTATTTGTAAAACGTTTTACACGACTTTTGCAAAATAATCTTGTCTGTATCATTGATATTTAGTACTTTTGCAGCAATACATCAATAACTCTTATGAAAACAATACTTCTATCTTTAGCTCTGTTCGCTTGCATAGCCGGCGACAATGTTTATATATGCACAGGCCCACACGCACGCCGTTATCATAAGTCTGCAACTTGCAAAGGTTTGCGCAACTGTAGCTGTGAAATAAAGCAGGTAAGTCTCGAAAAAGCAAAAAAAATGCACAAAACTCCATGTCATATTTGTTATAAACATTAAAAACGGAATAGTATGAAAAGATTATTATTATTAACTTTATCTGTGATTATGAGTATAAATATCATGTCACAGTCTATTTCAGCAAAAGAAAGACAACAGTGTAAACAGATGTATATACAGGCTGCTAAAGAAATGAACCAACAGATGCCTATAGTTATTGATGAATATACTACATTGTTTTCTGTCACATTTATGAATTGGGTGTATTCTTATAATTATCGTATTAATTTTGATTGTAGTAGTATATCCAAGGAAGATTTTGATGAAATGTTAAGTAACATAAAGAAAGAAGCAATCATAGACCAACGAAAACTCATTGATTCTGGAAGATACGGTGCTACACGCAGCGAAATGAAGCGTTTATTTAAAGCTCTTGGTTTTAAATTTAGGTACAATTATTCAGATATTAACGGTAGGTTTTTAGGTAGCTTTGAATACGATTATAGAGTTTTTTAAATATATAAAACAATGAAAAGAGTTAAGCTTTGGCAATTTGTAGTGGTTCTATTTATTTCTACATTCTGAGAAAGAAGTGGGCCGATGATAATTTGCCAACCATAATATTGAAATGATAATACAGGAGGGGGTTGCTGACTTGGATTGAATCGAGTAAAGAAAATAAAGGGAGAGGTAACTCCTCCAAATTATCCCAGGCTTAGATAGGCTTAACCAGGCTCAGTAAGGCTCATTACTCTATTCCTCAATACTCAATAAAAAAAGCACGAAGGAAAATCAATCCCTCGTGCTCTTTTTTCTTACGTCCCAAACAACTGGTCTATCTCCCCGTTGCTTATTGACTCTATAGCTCCTTGCGTCACAGGAGTTATTGTAGTCCCATTGCCAATATATAGCATAGGTTTACTGTTATCCTTCAGCGAGTACAGATTACCATTCTCAGGAGTACCATTGCCAAAGCCCTCCTTGCGCATTTCCTTCCAGTTCTTATAGTATTTACGAGTGCCAGTACCACTTTCAATAATACACAGCACAAAGCGATTCATCTTACTCAGAAACACTGCAAAACCACTTTCACTGCTTGGTGTGACATTCTCTATCAGAGTCACACTCTCGTTATTATACTCCTCAAAGATAGGAACATCAACCAGTGCCCCAGACTCATTTGCTTGCTTCAGTTCTTGACATGTCTTCTTGTCTTCACTTGTCATAAGTCCGTGCTTACTCTCAGTGGCATCCCACAGCTGATTGTCCCTAATCTTTGTGTTTCCATCCAGCATTGCCACACCATCCGCCACACCTTCCCTGTCAGTAGTCTTGCTCTTGATCAGAGCCTTTACCTTATCAGTGTAATGTGTTAATCCATTCTCTCCTACAAACTTTGCCATATCCTCTGTTTTTTAGATAATACCTAATGACAGTCCCCAATAAGTCAAGAACGTCCAGCCTATAGCTGCCACCTCTGCAATAAACAGTGCATACTTTCTGAGTCCCTTAATACATGCAATGCCTATCACATAAGCAACAATAGCTGCAATAGTCATAACAAAATTTGCACTCAGACACCAGCTAATCCCTGCCATAGCACATATAGTAGCAGCAGCCTTATGCACCCCTCTGTCCTCATTCATAAACCTTGGAGCAGCACCTACAAACATCAGCCCTCCACAGGCAAGGAAAGCCAGACATTGTACACCCTTGCCACAGTCCAGCAGACACATAAGCATCAGCATGCCTACTGCCACCATCACAACTTGAAACACCCATCCACTTTTACCAAGCAGATAATAGATAGACGATACCATTTCTGGTACACCATATTCCTTAATCACTACAATCAGCATCACCACAAACAGCAATGCTGCAATAATACTTAGTCCTATCATAATCCTAAATCCAAATTAATATTCAACATTGAACCTCAGCTTCTCTGGATAACCACTCTTGTAGTCATACCTCATAGCATCCTCCACACTCTCCAGTTTCTCCACAGCAGCCCTATGACGTGCAGTTGCATTGAAGCAGTCAAAGGCATAATTTTCAAGCTGTAGACGCAGCTGTTCAGCCTTGTCACATGGCAGAGTGATAGGCACACCGTCAAACCACCAAGTGATTTCCTTGAATCCCAATGCCACCTTGTCAGCAATGTTCTGCTGAAAACCCATGCGCTCACTCTTCTTTGCCCAAGTGCGTATGCCGTTGATATAGAAGCTGTCCACATCTTCCGACTCATCATACTTGTCTATATATGCCAGCAGCGTCTCTTTCATTGCTTCCAGCACATTCTCGCCAAGACCTTCGGCTATCTCCTTTATCTCCTCCATGCTGGCAGGTTCTCCGCACTCAGCAATCTTCTCTATCACCTTGCTCATCCTTGGCTTGTAGAAAAATACCTCAACCCAGTAGTCACAAAGAGGCAGTTCCTTTTCCTCTCCTGTCTCTTCATTCTTTTCTGTCTGTATCTTCTTTGCCCATGCAATGTGATACATATATTCGCTTTTCTTTTCAAACGCCTTGAAATCAGCGGTTTTTCCAAATGATTTTATCATAATTTATTTTGTTTTTAGTCGTATAGTGAATAGATGGGGATAGTATATGGGCCAGTGTGGTTACACACAGTCTGAGTAATTGCATCTTCTAAAATCCAAATAATACCACTAGCGCTTTGTGTTGATGTCCAATACTTGCAACCCTCCTCAAAATTAACAGAACTTGAGTCTATAGCATTTAAAAGGATACCTATGCTACTTCTATTCAATAACATTTCCTGAGCTTCACCTGCTGACATAAGGTAGCCTTTCTTGCCATTTTTAAAGGTATAGTTATAGCAGTAATATGCCGCTCCTGCTTTGGTGCCAAGTGTAGATACGATTGCTTCTGTATTGGCTTTGCCATTGAAATCACCCATAGCATCACTTACTGTATTAGCTACTGTAGCTCCTTCAACAAGTTGTTTTTGCTCACTCCACATTAGAGGGTATTTTGAACCCGCTGGAATGACAATAGCAACTTTTTCTGTGATTAAAGCAACTCCTACAACTGTATCTTCATTTCCATCCCATGAATCCCTATCTGTAAAATTGTTATTTGTATCAATGATATATGTTCCAAGACTCAAAGCCTTATACGTAAATGTCACCTCTCTGTTATACAGTGGCGAAGGCACATACTTCAACACCTGTGGCTTCATATACATCTTTACAACAGCAGCTTCTATAGTCACCTCCTTATCACATGGCACCTCAACCTTTATAGGAGTACCCTGCCAAGTCTGTGTGCTCACTGTTGTGTCACCACTCTTCACAGTAACTTTTGCCCCATTCAAGTTTGTATCAGACGCTGATTTGTCTGACACCAGCTTAATGACGACGGTCTCCTTCATATCCTCCTTTGTGAGATAACCTTGGTTTGACGCATAGTTGTTAATAGCAGTCTCAAGGTTTTCTGGCTTTACAAACTTAGCCTTTCTTACACAAAGCTCTTTTTTATTCGTATTATCTATCCATATATCTGCAATTCCATTGGATACTGGAGACTCTTCTATATAGAGTTCATTAAAATGAGATTTTTTTACGGTATCCACCAAGTATCCACTATCATTCGTCAAATCACTTACCTTTGTTGGGATTGTACCAATTGCAAAGCCTTGGTCACCTACCCACGTTTTTGTAGCATAGTCTGCCAATGACTGATGCTCAGTTAGAAAAGTTGCCTTTGTTACTTTAAGGACTTTACCATCTTTAGTTATATTTGCAATACCATTTCCACTTTGTGTTCCATCTGGCTGAACTTCATTCACATAACCATTCAGCGATGTAGCTGTCAAGAAGTTCTTTCCGTCTAACGCAGTTTTAGTTACATAATCATTAAGTGCACTACTCTGTGCATACTCTGGATGAGTATGTTTCTTGGCAGCATATGTAGTATCATGATTATGATTAACATCAGCCTTTTTTGCCAAACCGTCATTCAAAGCCGCAGTTGTCGCAAGCCCAGCTGCTGATGTCAAAAAATTTCCCTTTGTTGCTGTAATGATATTACCCGACTTAGATATGCCACTAATACCATTTCCTTCTCCTGTTTCAATGACCTTTGTAGCTGCATTAGTTTCCAATGTAGTAATTTTACCAGTAGCAGCATTCAAGTCCGAAGAATTAGCCTTCTTACCAATTTCAGTATTCAAATTCAGTACAGCAGCATTCACAGCCCTATTCTGAACAGGATTAGAAGTATCTCCCAGTTCAGCGTCAACATCAATAGTTTTATTTTCCAGTGTTTTCAGCTTTGAATCTATGGTAGCCATTTTGGCATCATAGGTTTCTTGTGCCACCTTAGCCTTAAGTGCATCATCTACCACCCCAAACTTTTTTGTTACAGTTTTGTTTGCTATAGGATTAGAAGATGTAGCATTAAAAGCAGTATCTACTGTTATTGAACCTCCAGGAGTTGGTGTAATATTATTCGTTTTCTCATCACCAATCTTTTCCCACTTAGATTCATCGTACGCCTTATTTGGGTCACCAAGATAAATATATTCTGTTTTATAGTTATTGGTTGTAAAAGATTCTGCTGGTACAAGATATATCTTCGAGGTATCAATACCAGTTGTAGGCAACTTATCCACAATCTTATACAATGATGCACTTAGTTGAAGATTACCACTTCCAAAAATTGACGCTCCGTTTATAGTCTTTGTTGTAGGCATCTGTGCTACAGGAATCTTACCATTAGCATCAAGTGTAGCCACACCATTTGCAAAACCTTTCTGGTTCGATGGTATCTGTGTTTCATTAATCACCTTACTAAGTCCCACCTGTGCCTTAGTCACACCATGAGGATTCTGTTTGTTGCCAACATGAGTAGTCACTTTGCTGTCCACCTCACCAGCTTTACCATCAGCATACTCCTTCATCTTTCCAGTGAAATGAGTCAGCCCCTCATTGTCCAAGTATTTAGTCATATTTTCCTCCTTCCTTTTTATGCAAACATTTTGTCAATTTCAGCATTACTCAGTTCCTCTGTAGCCACAGCACCATCCAGTTTCTCCACTGTCACACTACCAGCAGCAATCTTGCTTGAAGTGATACTTCCGTTAGCAATCTTGTTCTCAGTCACAGCATTGTCTTTCAGCTTCTCAGTAGTGATGCTTCCGTCTTTCAGCTTGTCCTCAATGCCGTCAAACATACCCTTCACCAGCTTGTTAGCAGTAATAGTCCCATCCACTATCTTCTCAGCCGTTATGCTCCCTGCAGCTATCTTCTCAGCTGTCACGCTGCCAGCAGCAATCTTGTCCGAAGTGATGCTTCCGTCCGCTATCTTCACGGCATCCACGCTCCCCTCAGCCAGCTTCTCTGCTGTCACACACTTGTCTGCAAGGTCGTCCGTCTGAATTAAGGGCACCTTCGTTCCTAATTTTACGTCATTTCTAAATGTAGGCATACTTTATTTCCTCCGGTTCTTCTGATGTGTAAATCTTTATTTGTAACACTTTCGGCACGACATTCATCCGTAGGCAGAAAGCCTTCGTGTCCTTATGTTGCTCTATCGGTACACGTGGCCATTTCTTGCCGTCCGTGCTCTGTCTTATCACCACCTTGCCCTTCTTCTTCAAGCTTATCATCAGATAGATGTCACGCTCCAGTCTCAGTGCAGGGCTCGTCCATGCCAGTTCCTTGGCATCATACGTTGTTCTGACTGTCTCCATCTTATTTCTGTGTGTTAGTTCCCAAGCTCTGAACCGCAATGCTGAGCATAGTCTGTGCACCAGGGTCTTCATATGCAGCCAGAAGCAGGTAAGCGATATAGTATATGAAAGCATTTCTTTGAGTGTCTGATACGTTTACGTTCGTTGAGTCGTTCGGTGTTCCCGACAATGTCTGATTGGTTCCGATATACGAGATTTCGGCTGTGCATCCCGACTTCCACGGCTGCACCAGTATTCTTGTCGTGCTGCCACGCACTATGGTTGCCAGCGGCCTTTCTACTGTTCCCTTTGCCGTGTCGTCAAACATCAGCATCGCGTCGTCGCTTGTGTCGTCCACAGGCTTTGCCGCCTTACACCATATGCTCAGCCTCACACGCTGTATGTCCGCAGCAGCTATTCCAGCAGGCACTGTCACCTCCCCGACGTCGTTCACCGATGCTATGACTGAGTTTTGTGTCACACTCAGCCCTCCCGAACCGCCCGTGTTCTTACTCGTGCATTGACCAGTCATTACAGCCAACCACCTCAGAGCATAGTTTATCTTCGCCCTGATGATGTTGTCCATGTAGGTGTCCTCGCCGCCGTCACTCAGCTTCGAGTCCTCCCTCGTCTCGTGGTCAACACACCATTTCACCTCCTTTATTATATCTCCTACGGTCATATCCAATAGTGTTTAATGTTTATCAGCAACTCTCATATATTCCACTCCCTCATTTCACCAAAGGCTTAGTCGGCCCAGTAAGGCTTAGTAAGGCTCAGTTCCAATCACCAAAGCCCCTTTACCCCAGGTTCAGATTGGCAAACACCTCTCCCTCCTTGGCAGCAAAAGCCAGAGCCTTGCTCGGGTCGGTAAACTTCTTGTCGTAGTTGGTGTTGATGTACACAAGCAGCTCATCGGGAGTGGTCACCGAGTCTGCCGTATCCACGTTCTTAGGCTTCTCTTCCGGCACGACTTCCTCTACGTCGTCCGAGGTCTTAATCTCGCGCACCAGCACCACCGTACCGTCTTTGAACAGTTCGCTCGCTTCGAGCAAGTCCTGAAAGTACTTTCCCTTCAGCGAGATTTCGGGGCATGTTCCGGCAATCACATTGCCACCAGTGAAGTTATAGCGCACCGTGTTTCCACCTGCACCTTCAAGCACATGCGAAGCGTTATTTTGAATCTTTTTCAGTCTGTATATCTTAATCATCTGTTTCTGTTTTTATTAAAAAGCCCCCACTGAGCAATGGAGCTTGCTCTCAATGGCTCAGCGAGGACTTGTCGGGACAATATTTTTTATTAACAACTTCTTTTTAGGCGGCTACGTCCTGGCCCTTGTAGGCTTCCCACTTGGTGCCGTTGTAGTAGTACACCGAACCCTTGTCATACTGAACGTCGCCAGCGGTGTAGTCCTCAGTAAGAGCCACCTTCATGCCCTTTGCCGGAGTGTCGGGGAGCTTTGCAGCCGAAATGATAGTACGAAGTGTGGTCATGCCGAGCTTCGAAATCTTAGCCTCTGGGCCTACGAGCACCGAGTTGTAACCGCGCAGAGCGATACAGTCAGACTCCTCGTGAATCCAGCGCTTGGCGTCGCGGATAGCACCCGCACCCTTCGACATGTCGTTGGTACGCTCCTTGTTGGCTACACGTACGTAGCGACGGCTTGCCTTAAGGTCTACGATAACGGCGAAGTCCTCCATGTGCATGAGGTCGAGGGTCTGATCCCATACTACGTCGAATGTACCGAAGGTGTCCTTGATACGCTTGAAGGTAAGGTCAAACTCGTCGTGGTTGATGATGTCGTTCTTGCCGTCCTTCTCAATCTTCATCTTCTCCATGTTCTCGATGAAGTTCTTGCCGGCGAATACGTAGGCGTGGTTGTTCTCTGCGAAGTCCGTAAACTGAAGCTTCGACAGGGCAATCCAGTCTTCCCACTTCTGAATATCACCGATAGCGTAGGCGTTCGTCAGCTGTGGCAGAATGCCCTCTGCAATATACACGTCCTCTACAGCGCCGTCCTCGGTCAGCACCTTGAAGCGCTTCTTTGTACCAAGCCAGTACGAACGCTCTGCACGGAGGTTGTACTTCATGATTGCGTCTGCCTTAAGGTCTTTCACCGAAATTGGCACCTTGGTCTGCACCTTCTCAAAGTCTGTGGTGAAGAGAATGTTGAGCAGCTTCTTCTGTACATATACCTCCTTCTCACGGGGCTGTGAGTTCTCGGGCGGAACCATGAGCTGCGACTCGCTTGCTGCGGTTGAGCCTACGAGGAATACCGTACCCGAAGGAATGTCCGGGCAGGTCATGCTGTCAAGGTCTGTCGACGGTGTACCGTTGTTCTTGGCCTTGCCGTTGGTGGCCTGTAGTGTCACCTTCTTGCCGTTCGACTCGATTACATACAGCTGCAAGATGCCCTCACGCTCTGTTGTCGAACCTTCCTTGTAGCCCTCCACATCGGGCACGTACACGGTCGAGCACTTGTAGAACGGACGCAGCGAACCCGAGAAGTTGGTCGAGTTCAGCTCGATGGTGTCGCCACCAGTGATGGCTGCCGTTGTCTTGCCGTCGAGGGTCTCACCGCCGATACGCATGTGCTTGGCAGTCCAGTTCTTGATACCAACCTTAGCTGCCACCTGTCGTGCAATACTGAGCAAAGGAGTCTTGTATGGATAGAACTTCACGATGTTTCTGTCCCACTCCTCATCAATCATATCGCCCTCTTTGAGCTGCGTTGATGATGCCTGCGAACCTGTCAAATCCTGTCCGTCCTGCTTACCGCCAGGGCTGTTAAGGTCACTCTTGCCAGCCTCCACTGGCTCGTTTGCCTTTGCTTCTTCTGCCGATGCCGGGTCTGGGCCCTCGTCGCCAATCTGCGGGGCTACAGCGTCACCTACAGCCATAAGCGACGCGCCTCCTGTCACTACCGAAAGAATCATGAGGAGCATCCACATGAGAAATCTTCCGCTCTTAACAAACTTGATAATCTTTTCCATTTACTGATATTTTAAATTAATAATTCGTTAAACCAATCCGTCCCAGAAGCTGCTGCCCTTCTTCTTGCTGGGCTGAGCACCGCCGTTGGTGTTAAGGGTAGGGGGCAGGTCGTTCTTCTCCGAACGCTTCACCTTGTTCTGAATCTTCTCGTTGCGTCCCTGCATAGCTCCTTCTTCACGAGCCGAAGCCACGTCAGCGTCATAGTTCTGCGCGTTCTTGAACAGCGACCATGTCTCTGCCGACACCTTGCCGTCCTCCGCTTCGCCTATCATCTTGAAGAACTTCTCCCACAGGTCTGCCTTGGCATCATCGTCAAGGCCCAGCTCGTCCATGGCATCTGCCGACTGTTTCAGGTTCTCCGCAATCTCTTTCTCACGGTTCTCTTCGTCAGTCTTCTTCTGCTGGAAGTCCGCAATATGCTGAGCCACTTTCTTGCCCATTTCCTCGTCCTCCAAGGCTGCGCCGATGTCAATGCCCTGCTTAGCCATCCACTCTATCGGACTCATGTCGGGGTTGTCCTTCAAGTCCATGGCCATTGCTGCAAGCCAGCGGTTGTTGTCAAACATTTCGCTCAGCGCACGGCCGTTCTCCTCGTATGCCGACAGAGCGTCTGCATCATCGTTCATCGCACCGTACCTCGCTTCCTTGTCCTCAAAGTCAATGTCCTTGTGACGCTTGCCGAACCGCTCCGCAAAAGCCTTGCGGTTCGGACGTTCCTCCACAGGAGGTGCCATCGCATCCTGTCCGGGTGCAACGTCATTCTTGTTCTTGTTTTCTTCGTCCATTTTTCTTTCTGTAAAATTTAGATTTGACTTCTAAACCGCAAATATCTTAGTTTTTTATCACTGTTTTTCCGTCTTTCGTCTGTAGGACGAAACACGGCATTTAGGGCTTGTTTTTCACGTATTTTTGCGCTGATACTCAATGTTATTACATACAGAATATGCAGAAGAATATACCCACATTATCACGTGTTATGCCGTCCTCGGGCAAGACGTTCGACTCCGTGCGCCGACGCATGGAACGTGAGCACGGCAGCAATACCGACTACGGGCTGTTGCAGCGCTGTTGGCAGGCGTGGAACAATCTTGAAGCTGTACGCCTCGCACGCGACCGGGCTAAGCGATATTGCTACGGCGACCAGTGGGGCGACACCGTAAGGGTCTACAAGAACGGGTTCTATTACGACTATACCGAGCGCGAATATCTCAAGAAGAAAGGCTCTGTTCCTCTCTCCAACAACGTCATGGTCTCCATCCTCAACACCATCGTCGGACTCTATGCCAAGCAGGGCACCGAGCCTGTATGCTTCGCACGCACACGCTCCTCACAGTCTCTCTCCGATATGATGTCTGCCACAATGCAGTGCAACTGGCAGAACACGCAGATGGAAGACCTTCTCAAGCACGTTCTCGAAGATTATCTCATCGGTGGAGTAGTGGTCTGCCGTGAGTCATACGAAGACCGCGAACAGGAGATTGAAGACTCATGGACTGATTATGTCGAGCCTAACTATGTCTTCTGGGAGGGTGGTTCCGACCCCCGACACCTTGACTTCTCGCTCATCGGTGTGCTTCATGACGTTTCAAGAGAAGACCTTTATAAGAAGTTTGCCAAGGACGAGTACGGACTTGATGTCAACCGTCTCAACCGCATCTTCAATATCGACCCCGACGACGCTTCCACCGAGGGCACACTGCACAACGACACCAACGACTTGTCTAACATTTCGTTCGACATTCCGTCGCGTCGTGGCCATTGCGTCCGTGTCATTGAGGCGTGGACTACCGAGACGAAGTATCGCTATCAGTGCTACGACCCTATTGCCACCAACGAGTCTGATGCCTATTTCCGCATCGAGTGCGACGACAAGGTTCTTATTGCCCAGCTCAACGCCAAGAACGCCGAGCGCAAGCGTCAGTACGACCTCATGGGTGTTCCGCCAGAAGAACGGGCTTATATCACAGCCAAGAAGGTGGCAGATAAGTATTGGTATTACACCTACATGGCACCCGACGGAACTGTCCTCTGCCGTGGCGAGTCGCCCTACGACTTCAAGTCCCATCCTTTCACCGTCAAGCTCTATCCCTACATCAACGGCGAGATTCATCCCTTCATGGGCAACATCATCGACCAGCAGCGCTACATCAACCGCCTTATCATCATGAACGATATGGCGATACGTTCCTCTGCCAAGGGTCTTATGCTCGTGCCTACGCAGGTACTCGACGGTATGACACCCGACCAGTTTGCCGAACAGGCCACCGAGTACGACGGAATGATATTCTACACCCCAAAGGCTACTCTGCCCAACTCACGCCCCGATGTCATTACGTCCAACGCTGTCAATCTCGGCACCAACGAACTCCTACAGATTGAGCTTAATCTCATCCGTGAGGTTTCCAATGTGTCGGGTGCTTTGCAGGGTAAGACTCCTACAGCCGGAACTTCTGCTTCACGCTACGCCCAGGAGTCACAGAATGCCTCCACCTCACTTTACTCAATCCTGAAGGACATCGAGTCGTTCACCGAGAACGTCGCACAGAAGAAGTGCATGATGATCAAGCAGTACTACGAAGACGGACGCATCATATTCAATCGCGACTACACCTCCACGTTGGAGTACGACCGCATGGCTGCACGCGACATCAAGTTCAAGATTTCAATCAAGAACGCAGCTGCCACCGCTGCCTATCAGAACAATATCAACGACCAGCTCGACAGGCTCCTCGAACTTGGTGCTATCAATGTCGTACAGTATCTGCAAAACCTCAACGCCCCGTTTGCCGACCGTCTCTTACAGGACATTCAGAGCCAGCAGGCAGAGCTTGAAGCGCAACAGGCAGCAATGCAGCAACAGCCACCGCAAGACGGCATCGTCCCCGGTGCCGACCAACAGGCAGTCCAGCAAGCACAGCAATACCTACAGCAATAGCGATAAGGTATCAAGCAATCTCAATCAATGGCTCAGTAAGGCTTAGAAAGGCCCAGTAAGGCCCATCACCAACAGCCCAGTAAATTAAAAAATCACTATGTCAATGTCAATATCCGTTACCCTATCCGATGTCACCGCTGCCGCCAAACAGCAACTCTCCATTATCGGCAAGCATCACAAGACAGCCTCGGGCGAAACCCTTTTCTCCACGGCTACGCTCTCTTCATTGGAAGAAAGCGCAATGCCGACATTAGCTCAGTCGGCGGCGCACATCGTCGTCGCCGAACTTTCTCCCATAATCACGTCATTCGCAGGAGGCGAACATCTGTCATTCTGGATTGACAACGACCGTTGGAACAACGGCTTGAACTCGGCATTCTCTGCGGCTTTACAGTCTTACCTCATAGCCAGTACTGTGCAGTCGGTCATCAATATGTTCGCACCCGACATCGCGCCAAAGTACACAGCCGATGCCCAACATCTGCTTGCCTCGCTTGTCAAGATGGCTTTCACGAAACAGCAGCCTCGTATCTCTTCCTCAGCGTGCAACATAAGCGCCACTGCAACAGTTGAAGACAGCGAAAAAAACGACGGATACAGCAATTGACAATAAAACAATTTGATTATGAAGATAACTTTCACCATTTCCAAACCACTCGCTATAGAGGCAGTCAAGAGCGACACCTACATCAAGGGCTCTATCGACTCGTCAACACAGCAGGGAGCTGACAAGCTCCGCTACAACGAAACCGCTGGCGACATAGACGTACACGAAAGAAAACTTGCAAAGGATTTTGTGCGAGGCGTAGAACGTTTGAAGTCCGTCTATGTCGATTTCTTCTCACCCAACCATCAGTCGGTGGGCGACTCTTCTATATCGGCTTCCTATTCCGGCAGCGAAGGCTCTGCAAGCATCATCATTGTCATATCACGACGCTTCAACGGTGCTCTCACTGATGCCATAGCCAACTACTCGCAGCAGTATGTCGAGGAATACATGACTTATCAGTGGTGGCTGTCAGCAGGACAGCAGCCACAGGCCGAACCACATGCCGCCATGATGAAGGATTTGGAAGACCGCATACGCAAGTCGTTCACCATTTCCTCGCCATTGCAGGCAAAAGCCGAATACTCATCCGTGAACGGGAAGATGTGCAACGACGACGGCACGGATTTTACAGGCAACTGATTTATTCACCAATAAATAGTACATACTATGATAATCAAATTTCAAATCATAAAGTCGCTTGTCCGTGAAGCGTTCCAGTCTGCCACTTTCCTTAAGGGACAGATGGACAAGATTACCGCGGGAGCCAACAACGCTCTTGTGGCAAGCGAAACGGCTGGCGACGAAGCTCTCCACGAACGGGTGTTCACTTCCGATTTCCACGCTGCCTTGGAAACTCTGAAAACCATATTCGTCGACTACCTTGTGCCTACACCTCAGACCGTTGGCGACAATGCAATCTTCTACAATGAGAAGACTGACGACATCGTGGAGTTTACATTATCGGTGTCGCATCGGTTCAACGGTACGCTGACGGACACATTGGCACGGCTGAGCGCCAAGTATGCCGAGGATTACGTTACGATGCAATGGTGGATAAAGACCACCAACGCCAAGCAGGCTGAACCCTATCAGGCTGCTCTTGTCAAGGACGAATCCGACATACGCAAGTGCTTCATCCTCTCAGCGCCACGTGTCCCCACCGTCAAGTTCCCCACCTCTATCACTGCCAAGGTCGACGGCTCCGACAATGGGGGCGAAGTCACGCTTCCTATTGACGAGGACGCAACGGTTTCATACAGCCTTAACGGCGGTGCTGTTGACGACATCGAGGCACGTTCCGAAGACGTAGGCATTGTACACATCGTGCGCTCTGCCCAACCTAAGACATTCGTCCTTCGTCCGGTTAACACTGGCGTTTCCAAGGTACGCCTCTTCTCTCGCCATTCCGACAACGTCTACGCAGAGTTTACAGTCATAGTTTCCAAAGAGCATTAACCCAAAACAATGTCTATATGAATCACGACTTTTCCGAACTGCATCCGCACATGGCTTCACGCGAAAGAGGATGGAATCCAATCCCCAACCCGCTTGCACCCCAACCGCCACGTCGTGCTTACGGACACTCCGTCAAGCATATTTTCCTACAGGCCGACCAGCTCCTCTATGATGTTGATTCCATTACCGGCATGATTGATAGGACAGCACGTATAGCGCACAACGATACCGAGGTTGCCACGTCCGAGTCCGACACCTACCGTCCTATACTTTTCCGATGGTTCGACCAGTACATAGCCAGTGTTGAAAATTGCCTTTCCGCTTTCGTTCTCAAACCCGAAGGTGTCACCCGTCTCAACGACCTCAAGGAGTGGGACGAACGAGAGATTTCGCTTCTCATGCCCGACTACTGGGATGCCACCGTCTACGACTCTCTTGTCCAGGCGATTCACCAGTATGTAGTTGACGGCGCCCTCTACAAATACATGTCTCTTGTGCTCTCCTCACGCGACCTTCGCACCATCGACCGCAAGCAATCTCTCGAAGAAGGCCTTACCAGCATCCGTGCCCTCTCCTGCCGAGTCATTCCCGGCACAGTCCACAAGCACCTAAGCCCCTTCTAAAGCGATTGCACCCCAAAATATCACCCCACAGCTTAGTCGGCTTAGAAAGGCCCAGTAAGGCTCATCATCAAGGTTCAAAATTTCCCTCACTATGCAAAAGACTCTCGACGACATCCCTCTCATATCCGAGCGTCGCAAGAAGCTTCTTCCTGCCGGGCGCAAGGCGCAAAAGGAGTTCATACGCGACCTCCTCTCTACCAATCAGGAGAAGTTCGAAGAGCTGTTCTCCGAACTTGCCGAGCACGACCCCAAGGCATGGCTGCTCCTCTATCACGATATGCAGAAGCACGTTGTCCCCAAGCAGTCACAGCTCAACGTTTCCGTAGGCATCAACAAGGATTTCCAGGAACTACAGGCACTATCCACCACCAAGACCGACGACCCTCTCGCCATCGGTGCCAACCCCGTTCCACGCATCGAAGATGCCGACTTCGAAGAACTAAAGGAGTACGAAGGACTTTAATCAATAATTAGCCCTCACCCCAAAATTTCACCAACGGCTTAGTCGGCTCAAAAAGGCCCAGAAAGGCTTATCACCCAGTTCACCCAAAGGCTCAGAAAGGCCTAAAAAGGCTCAGTAAGGCCCATTAAATAATTAGAAAATGCTCATTACCGACCGTGACATAGATGCTTTAGTAGCCGAAAACCAATCTCGCTACAATGAAATCTACGGGCCTTACGACCCGTGGACAGGCATCGGCTGCTACGGTTTCGAGTCACGTGTCTGTCTCGAAATACCCGACTTCATCATACCCAAGATGTACGTTCCCAAGGAGTGCATGCGCACCCTCCTTTACAAGAACCTGCAGCACTACGGTACTTTGAAGGACGTTCTCATCCATGTCCTCCGCAAGGACTACGACGAAGACTCGCCCGACACGCAGAAGCTACGCGCCCTCCTCACATTTGAGATTTTCAAGGTACGTTTCCGTGAAGACCCCGAGTTCGCCCTTTTCTGTACTGATAAGATTGAGGACAAGAACACGGGCGATATGATTCCCTTTCGTCTTAACTATCCCCAGCGTCGTCTTATAGCACTCTTCGAGAAGCTGCGCCACGAGAAGAAAGCCATACGTGTCGTTATCCTGAAGGCTCGTCAGTGGGGTGGCTCTACTCTCACGCAGCTCTACATCAAGTGGATGCAGGACTTCCGTCACGACGGTTGGAACGCCATCGTCCTCTCGCAGGTCAAGTCCACATCAAAGAAGATTAAGGCTATGTACCGCAAGGCTGTCGAACGGCAGAAGGGTTGGACTATCGGACACCCGGGCGTACAGCTCATGCTATCGCCCTACGAGAACTCACCCGACGACTTCATCGTCACCGACGGCAACAAGGCTCTGCGTCGCTCTACGCTTACCGTTGCCTCCTTCGACAACTTCGATGCCGTCCGTGGCAACAACTTCCACTGTGCCCACTATTCCGAGGTTGCCTATTGGAAGAAGACACCCGAGCACGACCCCGAAGGCGTTATCTCGTCTATCTCTGGCGGTATACATAATATTGAGGACAACATCGAGGTCTTCGAGTCTACAGGCCGTGGCGCTTCCGGATTCTTCTACGACCGCTGCCAGCTTGCCATGGATCCGTCCAACAACGACGCCTACGCCTTCATCTTCATTCCTTGCTTCATCATCGAGAACGATATGGAGCCCGTTGAAGATGTTCGGGCTTTTGCCGAGTGGCTGCTGCGCAACAAAGACCGCTCCACCTGTCCTAAAGGTTTTCGCGAGACGGGCAAGTTCTTTTGGCGTATGTGGGAAAAGGGAGCTTGTTTCCAGGCTATCAACTGGTATCGCAACTTCCGCAACAAGTTCAAGACGCACGCCTTCTGTGCTACTGAGGCTCCTATCGACGAGGAGGAGGCTTTCCGCAATTCCGGCAACCTTGTCTTTAATCCTTACTCCATCGACGACCTCCGTCATGGCGAAGTCAAGAAGCCCAAGTTCCTTGCCGACATCGTCACCTCTGGCAAGAAGTCTTACGACACCATACGCAACTCCAAGATTACCATTCGTGATGATGGCGAGGGCGAACTTAAAATTTGGAGCCTGCCCAACAATCAGATTCTGCGTGTTTCCGACCGCTACGTTGTCAGCGTCGACATCGGTGGCAAGTCCTCAACGTCCGACTATACCGTTATGACCGTACTCGACCGTATGGGCATGATGCCTTCTGTAAAGGACAAGCCTCGTGTCGTGGCTCGCTACCGTGGACACTGCCGTCACGACGTGCTCGCATGGAAGGCTGCTGCTCTCGCTCACTACTACGACGATGCTCTCCTTGTCATTGAGTCCAATACTGCCGACCGTGAGAAGAACAACAATACCGAGGGCGACCACTTCGGCTCTATCATCAACGAGATTGCCGACTACTATCCCAATCTCTACCAGCGCCGTTCTTCTCCCGAGGACACCACAGGCAACGTCCTCGCCAAGTATGGTTTTCAGACCAATAAGATTACGAAGGGTTGGCTTATCGACAACCTTGAAGCCTTCGTCGACGACCGTCTCTGGCACGAACCCGACACCGAAATGTATCACGAGCTGCGCATCTACGAGCGCAAGGAGGATGGCTCGCTTGGCAACATCGAAGGCTCGGGCAATCACGACGACGTACTCATGTCCACTGCCATTGCCCTCTACGTCTCCACCAACGAAATGGAACTCCCACGCTGGCGCACCGACGAAGGCCTCAAACACCACTCCGACGGCGTACGCACCGAAGCCTCAATCTAAGAAATGCCAAAGGCCCAGCAATCCTCACAAAAAAATCACCCCAAAGGCTCAGAAAGGCCCAAAGAGGCCCAGCAAGGCCCAGTAAATTAAAAAAAAACAATTCACTATGCAAAAATCCCTATCTTTCAACAAAGGCATCACCACATCCCCGTCCGACCTCCTGTCCGACGACACCGAACTTTCCGCCTCACGCGACCTTATCTTCCGCAATGGCGAGATACAACCCCTACGACAGGCTAATCAGTTAGGCAGCCTGGCTCATAAGCTCCTCTATATCCACAAGGGTGCCGGCTACACCAACGCCATCACCTACGATGAACATACATACTTCCTCTATTGGGGTACAATCAGCGGCGATACCATCACCGAAGACACAGGCTCGCTCTTTGTCGGCAAAGTCTACGACATTTCCTCAGTAGGCAACACCCTCGTCGTAGCCACCGACAAAGGCATACATTATATATTACATAAAGAGGGAAAGTACATTGACCTCGGAACCGAACTTCCAAGACCCGAATTCCGTTTTTGGCTTGAAAGTAAATCTCTTTCCAATCCAATCAAAAAGTCTGATTACATTTCCTTCCAAGATTACATGAAGACGGATACTTGCCAGGCTTTCTATACGTCTAATGGAGAACTCTGTAAAATAGAATACGTTGACCCCGGAAGGGACGATAGTTCCAGTGTAGGAAAGTCAAGTAAAACTATTAATTCCAGCACTCCTGATACAAGCAAGACATTGACATACAGAGGATATTGTGCAAGACAATCTAAGACTTCCGAAATAAACACCGCGTCTAACGCTCTTGTTGCTTTACATCTTGCAGAAGTCAAAAAAGAAAATCTTTTCGCATTTCCATTTTTTGTTCGATTTGCCTTGCGTTTGTATGATGGTTCTTATACTCGCATTTCGTCACCAGTTCTTTGCTTGCCTTCTATCCATAACAATGTGGCTCTAATACCTATGAACGCAGATTATAGACCCACAACACAACAGGTTGGGTATTTTATCCCTTCTGTTAGTCAGGCTTCACTATGGTTTAAAGCATTTGTCAATGATGCTGACAAATGGAGTGATATTATAAAGGATTGCGTTATCTTTGCTACTGATGAAGAAATGCAATTCAATATTGATGAAGACTGGTATTTTTACCAGCCGCATGAGTTAATGAACACTTATATATGCGACAGAATTGTTGGGGATGCTTATTCTTGTTTTGGCAAATGGTCTTACAAGATAACACACAGTCGTTCGTTTGGCTCGCAAACAGACGGTTACCTTACTTCTGTCATTATGCCAGCTAAGATGAAGACCGAAAAGCAGATTATTGAAAGCCTTTCCAAGAAGGGAGTTTTCTACAAATTGCTGGATTTTCCTTTTTCGTCCATAAATAATTATACAAATGGTGTAGAAACCACAAAGTTAATAAACGACAATGTTGTTACTAACCTTACCGAGCAGGAACAGCTCGGTGTTGATGATTATATGGGATGGACTACTATCTCTGCATCCAAGCTTTATGCATATAATAGTCGTATTAACGCTTTAGATATCAAGCGTAAGCCTTATTCAGGATTTAATCACTTTATAGCTGTCAAACCTTCTACATCAGACCCTATGTCTTATTACGTTCGTTTGTCCAAGACCGCAGGCGAAGTATGGATAAAAGGGGCTGCGTTTTGCGATGTTAGAAGTGCCTTGCTTAGTTGGTTTTTTTATCCCGACCCTAACGCTAAGGAAGTCCTTTTCTATGACGAGTCGACACAAAAGGGAATAAGCGCCCATCTTCAAGGCCATCCGCGCCTCAATGGTGCTTACCTTATGCAGAAATTACCCGATGGAACACTCCCCGTGTTTACTAATATTAGTAAGCCTGTCGTAAATGATGATTTTTACGAAGTCCTCGACTCCCAAATCTTCACCTCCGTTGTCAACAACCCCTTCGTCTTCCAGGCATCGGGCGACAACACCGTAGGCACTGGCTCTATCCTCGGCATCGCTGCCAACACCGAGCCTATCTCACAGGGACAGTTCGGACAGTACCCCCTCATCGTCTTCACTACTGAAGGCATCTACGGATTGTCCGTCAACTCCGAAGGACTCTATTCCGCATCCTATCCCATTTCGCGCGAAGTCTGCAACAATCCCGAGTCAATAACACCCACGGGCAATGTCGTATACTTCACCTCCGACAAGGGACTCATGGCTGTATCTGGCGGTACAGTACGTTGCGTCAGTCCTCAACTCTCGGGAGCCAATCCGCCGTACTCCGACGCTACGGTCAGTTTCCTTACCTTCGTGCGCAATGCATTCCTTGCCTACGACTATCGCGACTCGCTGCTGTTCATCTACAACGTCAGCTACGACTACGCATACGTCTATAATCTTCTTGACGGAACCTTCGCCACCATATCCCTCGGCTCTAAGCGCATACAGCGAGCTGTGTCCAACTATCCCGACACGCTCCTCCAGGACTCCAGCAACAACGTCTATTCCTTCAGCAAGATACCAGTAGCTCAGTCCGACTCTCAGACATATTCCGGTACGTTCACAACACGCCCCCTCAAGCTCGGCTCGTCCATACAGCTCAAGACCATCCATCAGATAGTCCATCTGTTCAACTCTGCTGGCGGAACTCTCAAGCTGACAGTCTGGGCATCCAACGATTGCCATAGTTGGAACAAGCTGCATTCCCTCCACGGCAAGCCATGGAAGTACTACCGCTTCCGCTACACTCTCTCCAATATCTCAGCGTCTGACACCTTCGCTGGCACAGTCATCGACTTCACCCCACGCTTCACCAACAAGATAAGATAAAAAAAGGTGCCAGCACCTCACGGCGACAGCACCCAAATCATGAAAAAAGTATTCAATTAACTAACTAACCTTAAATCTTAAAAACGAAAACACAAAACCTAATATGTAGCAGTACAAATGTAGCAAACCATTTACGTTTGGTATAAGCATCATTATCAATATCACAGGCATTCCTGCCTTCAAGTATTCCTTCCATCTTCCCGTCTTGCCCCACATAATACCGAACATCGCAAACAGCATACCCGACATACCCACAGTAGGCTTGTCCGCCCACATCGGCATCCAGCTCGCAGCCACGGCTATCACATAGCCTACCGCTACGTTCATGCGCTGTCTCACGCCCCATAGCACAAACAGGTTCGCTGCCATATGCCACACGTTCGCATGCAGAAAACTATAAGTGAAGTGAGGTAGCAGTCCGCCGTGCGCACTGAAACCCTCCAGTCTACTGCCTGCCGTCAGCAGCACGACGCTTAGCGTTGTCAGCAGCAGCTTTACTCTTACGTCCACTGCCATACACTTCGCCATGTCTGAAATCCTTACCATAAAGTCTGCATTTGACAAACGTGTCCTTAATCGTGCGGGGAGCCATGAAGAACTCCGGCGCTGGTTGTGATACTATAATAGGGCATAGAAACCACAGCGACTTGCCTATATACTCCTTTCTCTGAGTCAGCTCCTGCATCCTCTCAAACAGCGAGTAGTACAGCCTCTGCTTGTTGCTGCCCAATGCGTCCACAATCGAGAAGTCACCCACAACCATCCTTCGCAGCTTCTCGTAAGCCTCCTTCGCTGACACGTAATAACGTGGAGCAGGATGCTTCGCTATCTTGTCCCATACCTCCTGCTGGCTCCAGCACTTGGGATATACGTCACGATAGGCTTTTGCCAAGTCTTCGCGCTGCATACGGGTTATATCATAATTCTGTTTGGTCATAAGGCTGTGGGTTTTCGATACAAAAATACGCAAACTTAGCCACATAACCAAGTTTGCGTATCAAAATTAAACACTAATAATCAATAATTAGCAATTAATAACCCTAATCATCAAAGGCTCAGAAAGGCCCAGTCGGCTCAGTAAGGCTCACACTCTCAGCCTTAATCATCACTAACCTTATCCATCTGCTCCACAGCCTTCTGCATTATCATTTCGATGTTCTTGTTGGCAAAGTCCACCTGCTTCTTGTCGTCAGCGTTCAGACGCTTCATCTTGTTCCAGCGCTTCATCTGCTTCTCGGCATCTTTGATAATACGGATTCTTGCGTAGTCAGCCGACTGTTCGAATCTGTGTCTGTCGGCAGCGTTACGTATTCTCTCCGTCAGCGGAACGTTCTTGTTCTTCAGCATCGAGTAGTTGCTCGTGCCCTTCTCCATGCTCTCCTTGTAGCCATACCACTTCGCTTTCGTTCTTGCCATGCTCGCCTGTTCCGAAGGAGTGTACATCAGCGAACGCAAGAATGGTATGTCCTTGGTCTCAATCTCCTGTTCCCGACCGTCAGCATACTTCAACACCAGTCCAGTTCCACGGGTTATGAATGTGGCAGCACCACCGCCAAGAGTTCCTATGATATGGTTCAGCATTGCAGGATCAGTAGCCTCGTCAAGCAGACTGTTGCCCCTCATGTTCTCGTTGCCGGGAGCCACGTCGTTAGTCTTGGCATTCACCCACTTGTTCAAGTCCATCAGCTTCTCGGGAGTTCCGCTGTAGGCATTCATCCATGCAGGACGGTTCTTCGTGTAGTCACCCTCTCGGCGTATCGGCGTACCCTTCCAGTCGCTGTTAAGCCACCATTCCACAAATGGAGCAAAAGCAGTAGGCGACACACCCTTCAAGAGTTCCTTTCCTGGCTCTTTGTCAAAGGTAGCTGAGTTCACGAAGTCCACTACTGGCAGCAGCTGCGACATACAGCCCACAGCGTCCATTGCTGCGTTTCTCGTACTCTTCACGTTCTTTGCTGCAGTCATACCTGCTGCAATGTCACCAAGTCCGTAGAAGGCCCTCAGCTCAATCGCAAGCGGAACGGTCACGAACTCACCGCCACCTATATATATACACAGGTTGTTTCTCCTTATGTATTCCGGCAACTCGCCATACGGGTCTTTCACGCCCTTACGCTTCTTCTCGTCCTCGCTCGCAATCATGGCGTTATTCACGACAGCAGCCATTATGCCCAGCCCGAAAGGTATAGCCATCATTGAGGCGATAGTACCCACAGGTGCCTTCTTCACGTTGTTCATGAGCAAGTGTGTGCTCTGCACGCCAGCGTTGAAGAACATCGAGTAGTTCCTTAGGTTGCTCGCAATGGTGCCGTACACATTTCTGCGCATTTCCTTGCTCGTGCCCATTTCTCCGTTCTTGAACGTCTTGATGGCGTCACCCGAGCCGTGACGGTTGAAGTTCGTCGACACCTGCTTGGCATCATAGGCACTTCTCACAGCCGAGCGTCCGAGGTCTCTTGATGTACAGAAGGTCGCAAATCGCGCCATGTTCTCTGCCACCTCGTTCAGGTTCTTCACGTTGCCTACGAGGAAGTCACGAAGCGCCTTGCCAGTCTTCGCCACCTTGCTGTGTTCACGGCTTACGTCGCGCTTATAATCCTTCTCCCATTCCTGCATCGTCTTCACCTGCACCCATCCGGTCTCACCGCCGTTCTCCATAAACTCCTTGAAGTAGCGCTCCATCTTCGAGTTGCCTAATGTGCCCTCTCTGTATCGTGCGTACAGGCCCATGCCTACGCCCTCCTTTAGGTCTTTCCACTTCAAGCTCTTCAAAGCACCTGCGCCCTCGTTGTATGCCACATTCAGCGGGTTAAGCTCCGCATAGTACCGTGCCCATTTGAATCCGTACATCACACCCTCCTTTGCCGTTACGTTGCTCGATGCAAACTCCGCGTCACGTATGATGTTACGCATCACAAACTCCGGTGAGTACGAGGTGGCCATCTGAGCCATGAAGCGTGTAGTGCTCTTCAACCCTTTCAGCAGTGCGCTGTTGGGCGAACTGTTCTCCAGCATGCCGTTCAGAGCCTGTGCAGCACGAGGATTGCCCATCACTACGAAACTGTGTGTACGTCCGGCTATCTTCACGTCCACGAAGTGCTCGCTCTTGTTCTTCGCTCGTGCAAACTTGAAGCCTATGTCCGTGCTGTTGCTCAGCGTCTTTGCCTCGCCTTTAGCCTGCTTCGTCTTCATGTCTGTTTCAAAGGCATCCACAATGGTTGCAATTGTATTCGCGTCGGCTCCATCGGGAATCTGAGGATAAGCCTCCTCCCAGATGTCGTTGCCGTTCATGTCCGTGCCTTTCTTCTCTACCCACACCTTCGTTTCCTTCACAAGGTTCTGCTCTCCGCTGTTTCTCACGAATCGGGCAAACGCCTGCTTCACGGCATTCTGTCCGCCGTTCCTTATCGCACGGTTACCCATGGCACCAATCTGAGCCAGCACGTTCACGTCGCTCAGACTCTTTCTGCCCTTGGCGTTCATCAGTGTTTCGCCGATAAAGCCCTTGCCGTTATCACCGCTTATGTATCCGTACACGTCCTCAGCGGTAGCCTCGTCATACTTGCGCAGTGGTACATACCAGTCAAACATATTCTTCACGCGGTCGTGGCGTGTTTTGTCCATCAGTCCGTTCTCGTAGTCCGAGTCGATAGAGTAGTCCGTGGCGTCCTTTATTCTCTTCCAGAGATTATCCACCGAACCCTTCTTCAAGCTCTCCATCTTCGCCTCCTGACTCATCACGGAGTCTATAGCACCAGCATCGTCATAAGGACTCTTCAAGTCGTCTATCTCTTGCAGACCGTGCATACCCGAGTAATCGTGTTCCTCAGCCTTGAAGTCCTTGTCTATGTTCTGCACAATCCACTCGTCCATCTGACGGTAGTACTCCCTCAGGTCTATCTGTCCCGAACGCAGCTTCTTTCCAAGGATATTTCTCTCGCCCTTCCAAGAAGCTTCCAACGCATCAATACTATTGGATTCTTCACTCTTCACTCTTCGTTCTTCCCTTATCTTGTCTCTAACGAACAGCACTCTGTTTCTTTCAAGTCCGTGCTTGCCTATCATGTACAGGTTACACTCCCTTATCTTCTCCTCGGTGTTCTTGCCTGCAAAGCTGTCCAGCACGTCGCTCATGGCCTTGTCCAGCGGTTTCATCACCTGGTGCTCAAACAGAGTCATCTTGTCGCTCATCGCACCCTGCATGGTGTTCTGCAGAATGTAAGGGTTCATCGAACTCTTCACGTCCTCAATCTTCTTGATTGACGGGTCTACAGCCCTCATCAGCTTGTCAAGCGAAAGCATGTTGTCCATAAACGCCTCAGTAGCCATATAGCCGTGAGCGTCCAGCATCTTGTGGTATCGGTCAAGCGCAGTGGCAGCACTCGGAGCAGTACGGTAGTGTATCTGTCCGTCCGTAGCCTCATCCCATTCTTCTTTGGTCATATCCTCGAAGTCATGGTTCTTGCCGTCGTTCTCGTAGAACTCGCCACCGTGTATTTTCGTATACTCAACATTCTCGTGCTCTATCTTCCACTTCACGGCATCAGCCCTCATCTTCCACCACGGATCATTGCCTTTCTTCTGTACGTTCTTCGCCAGCCACAGCATATACTTCACGTCCTTCACGTTAGGCGATATTCTGTAGCCAATCTCGTGCAGAGCGTCCGTCACCTTGTTCTTGATGTAGTTCCAGAACCCGGGTTCGCCCTTGCCCTTCTCGGCGCTCTCGGCGATGAACTCCTCTATAGCGTCATAGAATCCCATAGAGTCCTTGCCCATACGTTCCTTCACATAGGCTCTCAGTTCGGCATTCACAGGATTGTCCAAGTCCATCCACAGACCTCTCATATAGTCGTTGAACTTGTCTCCGAGCAATCCTCTCATGCCCTTATGTCCCACGGTCTCGTGCCAAACGGTTTTCTCCGCAGTATACGAGTCGTGGATATTCGGCATATACAGATGCACCTCGCCTGTATTCTCGTCATACCAGCCAGTCACCTGCTTGCCGTTCTCAATGTCACGGCGCACCTGCTCGTTGCCAATCTCCTCAACCGAGTTCACCATCTTCACCTTACCACCAGTCTTCTCCACAGCCTTGTCAATAGCCTTACCAATCCGCTCGCTAACAGAAGGCGCAGCCTCTCTTTCACCCAAAGGCTCAGTCGGCTCAGATAGGCCCAGTGAGGCATAGCCAGACTTATCACTCTCTTTCCTAAAGAAAGTCTCCCCATCTGTTAAATTTTTACTCTCATCAAGCAGTTTCTTGCCCGAATCGTAGGATTTCTCAACTCCTTGCAGTAACTTTGCAGTATCAATAGAGTTGTTTGGTGCATCCGAAGGTGGTCTGTCGGGATTTTCTCGCTTTCCAGGGGAGTCAAGCAGCTCTATTTTTGTTACCTCATAGCTATGAGGTTTGTTTTCTTCCCCACCTCTAAACTCTTGCATAGTAGTCTTCACACGGTACATCTTACCGCCTATCTCTACTGCGCCATAAAGTCTATGCACCAAAACTCCTTCTCCGTATCCATTCTCTACACTACGCAATCCGTCCTCACCCTTCTTGTAATCAGGATGAATCTCTGCCTCGATACTTTCATGTATAACATCTTTTAGCTTAGAAAGAACTGACAAGTGAGTGTCGAGATTCTCGCTTTTCTTTACTGCGCTTTCTGAAAGGTATTTATCTATTGCTTTTTTACTAATAGTGTAGGTCGTTCCGTCGCGCATGGTTGGCAGTTCTTGTTTGCCAGTTGTTACAAGATTACTAATAGCCCATGCTTTGGCGTTGTTGAGGGTTTCTCTTTCCTTGCTTCCAAAGCCATGCTTCTCAACCTCTACCACCTTCACCTTCTCCTTATTCAGATTAGGCATAACGATACCTTTCTCCTCCACAGCTCTGTCTCTCACAGCGTCAAAGTGTTCCTTGCTGTCTGAAAAGGTGTTGCCAAGTTCCATGCGGTAATGCTGCTTCGCCTTATTATACACCTCGGCAGCATGCTCGATTCTGTACATCACACCCTTGCCCTCGTACTTATTCTTCAAGTATCGCTGCATTTCCTCCTCGGTCATGTCAGCCAACTTGCAAGTCAGCTTCTTAAGCTCGGCAAGCACAGCCTGGCTCGTCTCGTTTCTTGTCTGACGTTCCTGCTGTTCAAAGGTCTCGTACGTACTGGCAAGGAATTTCTTCTTCTGCTCGGCACTATATCCCTCCATATCAAACGGAATAGAATAGTCCTTCCAATCGCCTCTGACACGCACGTTGATGCCACCTTCGTTAAAGTCTACCCGCACATTCTTCAACTCCTTCAAGTCCTTCACGGTCTGCTTGCTCTTCTTCATCATTATCGCGTTTGTGTCGATAATGCGGTCAGGCATCTTCACGTCGCGCAAGTCCTCGAAGAAGTCCTCTATCTTGTCGTAGTGACCGCCCAAGTCCCATTTCTCTACGCTGCCAGCCTTGGCTCGCATAGCCTTGTTGCTTATCTTGTCCACTACTACCACACGGCAGACAACATTAGTACCTGCCTGTTTGAACACGATGTCGGGCAGCGCCACCTCTGCACGCATTACGGCGGTCTTCTCGCCCTCAATCCATTTCTCAAACTTCTTGTCTGTCGAACCTCTTGGAATAAGGGCTACCACACGACCGCCTTCCTCCAAGTGCTTGAATGCCTTACCCAAGTGAGCAATGGCTGTTGCACCGGCTGTACCGAACGGCGGGTTCATTACTACTACGTCGTGCTTGTTGCTGATGTCATAGTTCTCGAATATGGTGTTTTGGAACTTTCGGCCCAGTCCTCCTGCCTTCAACTGTAGTTTGGTGAACAGGCTCTGACTCGGCTCTATCGCTACCATTTGGTTGCCCTTAGGCGCATATCTCGCTATAGCACCGTGTCCTGCACTCGGCTCCAGTACTGTATCACCTTCGCCCATATCCGCCCATTCCATCATCTTGTAGCCCAATGGTTCCGGGGTTGGGAAGTAGTCCACACCCTCACGGTTACGAGAGTTCAGCTTCTGGTTAGAGTAGTAGTCAAGCACAGCATTGTCAAATCCGTCTGTGCTTTGGTCTTTAGGCGCGTCAAATTCCTTGCCGCCTACGCCCTGCTGATCGATAGGCACTACTCCGCTATGCTCCAGTATACCGTTGGCGAAACTGTCTCTTAGGCTTCTTGCCTGACTGCCAAGCGCAAGGTTCTCAGTTGTCGACACCTGGTTGTTGAACTTCTGTCCGAACAGTATCATTTCTGAGTTAAGTCCCAATATCGGGTACTCAAATATGGCGTTGCTCTTGTTGCCGATACGGTAGGTGCGTCCCTCTATCTGCAATGCCGTGATAGGGCTTTGTGGCAGAGCCAATGTTATGCACACACGCTGATGCTTGCCCGTAGTATCATGCAGCGAGATACCTTCCTTTCCGCTCGCCTCCTGTATCACGATGATGTTCTTGCCACTATCGTCGCTATTGAAGGTGTCCACTGCCTTGTCCTTCACCTTCGTGCTTTCCTTTCCACTGAAGAACAATACCTTGTCCTTGCCGAACACCTTGGCTATCTGCTCTCTCGGCATGCTGTAGTCCAGTGTCTGCTCCCACTCCAACAAGTCGGCATACTTCTTTCTGTATTCGCTTACAGCCTTTATCGCTTTCTTCTGCTCTTCGCCAGGTTTCATCATCGCAATCAAGCGGTTTGCCTGCTCCAGCATCGAGGCGAATGGTGGCTTCAAAGGCTCCTTAGTCTCTACACGACGGTGGAATATCACAACCTTGCGCCCAGCGTCCAAGTGTGCCTTTATGCGCTCTATGATGTTCGCTACCTTCATCGTCTCAAACAGAGCGCTGCCGTAGTTGTAGTCACCGATGGTCTGATTGTAAGCCTTCGCCAATACTTCGTGTCCTCTCACGGCATCCTGCACAGCCTGATTGAACGTCTCCGCATGGTCGGGAGACACAGTCGGGAAGTCTCTCGAATAGTCATACGGACTGTCTATGATGCGTCCGCTCATAGTGCCTAACGTATCTTGCAGATAGTCAGAGAAGGCTATCTCCTGCTTGGCTACAGCCTCGGGGTTGCTCGTGCTCTGCTCCAGTCTGTTGTAGCGGAACTTATATGCAGCTCCAAAGTGGTCAAGATAGAACTGTGTGCGTCCGCCCTTTTCCACTTCGGGATACTTGAAGATGTAACCCTCCGCATAGTCAAGATTCTCACGAGTGTTGAACGGTGTTGCCGAGAGGAAGATTGTCTTCGTGTCCTTCCACTCGTTCTTTGCCTGCGCTTTAAGTTTAGGCTCCACTTCGTTTGTGTAATGGCTCAATGCCTTCACAAACTCGGCGTGTATCTTGCCAAGCTTTGGGAAGCTGGCATAATCTCCAGGAGTAAATCCGTTTCTCTCCTTCGGCAACATTCTGCTTGTAGCATAAGCTACGTCACGTGGTGTCGCGCTCGGATGGCTCGCTTTGTATTCGTCCTGTATACGTTTCACTTCCTTGCCGCGCTCAGCGTCAAACCGTTCACCAAGGCTTTTCATCTTCTGATAGTCCTTGTTCGTCTCCTGCAATCTCAAGAAACAATGGTTCTCGCTTCTGTTCGTCACCATGTAGTGCTGCATACTGCGTGCTGTCTCCGTACCATTCTTGTTCTCCATGATACGGTGGCTCTCGTCGTATATCACAGCGTCCCACTTGGTTTCCAGCAGCTTCTTGTTCACGCCGAAGTTGGCGAATGTGGTGATCACCACGCCCTCGCCGCTTTCTGTCGTAGCCGTTGTGCCACGCTCCTTGGCTATGCTGTCAAGGTCGCGAATCTCCATGTTCAGGTTGCGTCCGTCCTTTATCCAGTCGCTCACCTTCTTCTGGCTCGGGGTCACAATGAGTATTCGTCCCTTGCCTTGCTTCACAAGTCGCTTGGCAACGCCAAGTCCCGTAAATGTCTTGCCCGTACCAGTACCGTTCGTGAACATGTAGCCCTTGCCGTAGGCGTGCTCTCTGTCCGCGTGCTCCTTGCCGAAGAACTGCGTCTCCGCTCTCAGTACGTCTTCCTGCTGTTGGGGTAGCAGATAAGGCAGAGTCTCCTCGATATTCTTTATGTCGCCCACCTTCACCTTGATAGGCTCGGCGGCCACCTGACGCTTGTACTTCTCGGCATTTGGCGTAGCTATCTCCTTCTTCATGCGCTCCGTTCCGAGAATGCTTGCCCATTCGCTAAGCTTATGGGTCACACCGTCAACCTCGATGTTGGAGTTCCACATGTTCTTGATGTAGTCATACACCTCCTCATCGCTAAGGCCGAGCTTTGTTAAGTGACCGCCGAAGCTGCCCTTCATGGCATCTATCCAGTCGTTAAGCTTCACAACGCCCTTCTTGATGTGGAGATAGCCCAACTTTGTCAGCGCAGGAATCAACTGCTTGTACACGACCATCTTCTGCTTGTTGATACCAAGCTTGCCCAACAGATGGTCGCTTGCCAAAGGAATGATAGAAGCGTTTGTACGGTCGCTTATGATACTGCCCTTGGTTCTTCCGTCAAAAAGGCTGTTGAACAAATCGTCAACCAACGACTGAGTGTCGCTGATTTCCTTGTCTATCTGTTCTACTGTTGACAGATTTCGGCTATCAATGCCTCGTCCGCCGGTAGCTTCACCAGCTTTTTCATCACTAAAGTTGCCACTTTCTTCATTTCCTCGCTCACGTACATCACGTCCCGTGCCACGTACTCCACGGCTTCCTCTGGGCTTAGTACCTCCAGTAGATACTGGTTCCACTCTGGATGCTCCTCCGTGAACTTGCTCACCGCCCCGTTCTCCAACAGCAGTAGTAGCGTGTACCTTGCCACTCTCTCCGCCAGATACTCGTTCTCCTGACTGTACAGATTCTCCTCTTTCAGGATTTCCGTCACCTTCGCTTCCACCCAGTTGTCCGCTATCCACTCCTTGTGGTCGGCTGTCAGTTCGTCCCAATCCTTCGCCGCCTGCATTATCGGCAGCATCCAACTGTGTTCCGTCTTCTGTTCCGCTACTTGGTACAGAATCTCGTTCTCTATTCCTAACATTGTCGTAAACTGTTAAATAAGATAATGTGTTAATAATATTCTTGTCTCCGTTGAGATAGGCCACGGCGTTTGCCTTGTCTACGCCATCACAATCAGAGTTCTTAATCTCGTCAGCATCAAGAGGTTTCTTCTCGGTTTCGGCTACCTGCTCGTCAAACTCCATGTCAGCCCAAGGCTTGTCTATCTTCTCGGCTTCTGCCTTGCCAAGCTCCTCGCCTATTATCTTGCGTCTCTCAACCAAGCCGATGCCCTTGCCTCTCAACGTAGAGTCCATCAGGCCCTTCAGCTTGTCTGTCAAACGCTTTACCTCGCTCGCGTCGCCACTCTTCTTTGCCTCCGCAAGCTCAGCACGCGCCTTCGTTATCTGCTCGTCCTTGAACAGCTCCGCCGCCTTCCGCATCCCATCCAAAGGATTCGCCTTAGGTTCCTTGCCGTCACCCACAGGCTTAGCACCCTCAGACTTCTCCCCAGGCTGTTCCCCTGGCTTAGGAAGGCCCAGTGAGGCTTCGGAAGGCTCAGTCTCAGAAGTCTTTGCCGATTCAAACTCTCTCTTCCATAATTTTTCAAGCGATTCAGCGTCTGTTACGCCCATTACATTTTGGTAATCCAAGAAAGAAAACTTGTAATGCAACTCCGCATTTTCAAGCTCCTTACCTGTCTTGCCTTCTTTCAAGGCTTTAAGATACTCTGCCTTACTCTGCTCAAACGTCGCTTTTGTTGTTTCTACAAGCGGATCACGAGTAGTGTTTGTACGTTGAGCCTTGTCTACTTCTCGCTGTTCTTCTCCTGCTTGAATGTCTCTATCATGGCTTCCTCCATTGTCATTTTCGGGTTTGCCTTCCTTATCTCCCTCCAATGCTCTACCGTTTTCTTCGGTAGATACATCATCGAGATTCTTCCGCTCGAGTGTCTTATCTCCACTCTTTGCAAGTCCTTCTTTTCTTCTTCTGTCATTTTCTCTTTCTTTAAATGCTTTTTCAGCTACGTTTAACAGTGTAGGGTTGTTCGTTATTTCAGATATTGCTCTTATACCATTTTTTTGAGCATATTCCACAAGGTGTGCCAATGCTTCATCAGCCAACATGTGCAAAGCTTCGTCTTCTGGAAGTTTACGAGCTTCATCTGTATAATGAGTATCATGCACCAACTTTTCAATAACACTTTCCAAATCTCTTCTGGTAAGTGTGTTCATATCTGTTATTGAATATACAAGGGATTCAACTCTTGAAGGGTCTGTATCATTATCCGCATGAACCGACTCATGCTCAAATGTCTCACGCAATTCTTCCGAGCCTGTACTGCCTTCAAGGTATATATGAATCTTACCATCTTCGTAATATCCAGGATAATGAGCACCCTCTGACATATTTTCTATAATGGTCTTATCATTTTCTGTTTTCGCCGCATCCGCCAAGTCTTGCTTGGTTCTCAACACAACAGGCTCGTCATACCCATTACTCTTGGCAAACTCTTTTACATACTCTCCCATTTGGTCAAGTATACGCTCATGTTCTTCACCCTTGGCTTTCTTAAGCTGCTCTACGGCTTTGTCGTAGTCTGCTTCGCTTGTGATGACGCTTCCTCCTCGCGCTTGCGGTTCAGTTCCCTCAGAGCTGCCAGCATCGCCATTTCCTTCTTTGCTTGAATGTCTTGTTTCATAGTCTTCCCAGTTTCTAAGTTTCAAAAATTCGTTTACAAAATCCTCCTTCGTTGGTCTCTCGCCGAACATTTCCGTCTGACTGGCATCCGCATAAGGAGCGGCATTTCTGTTATACGCCATCATCAGCTCGCGGAAATCCTCCGCCTTACCCTCCAAAGCAAGAGCGATAGCCTGCGAGATAGGGTCGAATCTGTCAGCTGCATTCTCGCCAAACATAGCAGGAGTGCGCAAGTATGCGTCCACACCGCTTCCGCCTTGACGTGCCTCGTACAGCAGCTGCACAGCCTGGTCTATCTCCTTCATCAGGGCATAGTCGCCAAGCTTCATATTGTCCGTCACGGCACGTATGCCGTTCAGAGCCTTAGTTTTCAGCATAGCGTCTGCACCCATCATGCGGATAGTGTTCTCCGAGAATACGCTACCCAATAGCAGGTTCTTCACGAAGTCCTTGCCCGAAGCCGAAAGCTTGTTCTCGCCCTCACGCAATCCGGCCACCTCGTTCAGGCCAATCACGCCCTTATCTACCAAACGTGTCAACAAAGAATTTATTGCCGACGGATTGTTAAAGAAAGCATCAAGACTACCGCTTCCCTCAATCTCCGACACAATAGCGCCAATCTCGTCAGCCGAAAGCTTCTTCGAGTTAGCCACGGCCTGCTGAGTATTACCCTGCGCCTTCTTCTCGTTCTTGTTGAACTTGGCGAAGGTAGCCGTGTCATACTTCATAGGCTCGTCACTCACAAGCACCAGTCGCGGATGCTTTATACCGCTCTGCTCTATCTGCTCTGCCGTGAAACCGTAGTTCTCAGCATTCTCCTTCAACGCTTCAAGATAAGCTCCGTCGGTTCCGTCCTTGGCTGCTTTCTGTCCTGCCATCGTTCTGCCGTTACCGTCTACAACAATGCCGTCAGTAGTTACGACTGGCACCTGGTCTACAGCCTGACCGTCATACTTCATGGCTATCATATCCGTTACCAGCTGAGCCTGCTTGTCATTCTCATAGTCACGGTCGTTGATAGTCCTGCCTTCCTCGTTCACGGGGAAACCCTCGCTCTTCTTATATCCGTCGTTGGCATTATGCGAAGGTGTCAGACTGTCTGCCTCGACAATCTCGTAGTGTCCTTTCAGTTTGGTTCCGTCAGCCAATGTACGTGTGCGCTTATTACCCACAACGCGCAAGCCACTCTCGAACTTCTCCCGAGCAACCCCTACATTACCTACTTCACCTACCGAACCTACACCACCTACCGAACTTACTTTCTCCATTCCAGCCTTGACCTTCTTCTCAGTCATAGCCTTCTTGATATTGGTATATAGCTCCAGTTCTGCTTTGGCTGCCTCAATAGCAATCTTCTTCTGAGCCTCAGCTTCCTTGGCGTCGTTCAAGTCGCCCGTGTAGTCCACCTTTATCTTCTCGGCGTCCTTCAGCGTCTTCTCGGCTCGCTTTATCTGTCCGTCTACAGCAGCCTCAGCATTCTCGCCAAACTGCGAAGACATCCACTCCGCACCCTGCTCAGGACTCATCTGCGAGTAGTCAGCCGTCTCGCGATTCTTCGAATCCTTTATCATGGGCACAGGCGTACCGTCCGCAAGAGTAGCAACCGGCTCTTCACCCACAGGTGTAGTCTCTTTCTCACCCACAGGCTTAGTCGGCTCAGTCGGCTCAGTAAGGCTCGGCTGTCCTCCCTCTCCTCCAGACTGCATTTCAGCGTATACGGTAGAGTTCAACTCTTCCAGCTGTCGCTGATAGTCCTTCGCATACTCTTCGCTTGACGCGGTACGTTCCAGAGTCACGTCTTTTGCATGCACGAAGTCCATTTCACGAGTAGCAGGGTCATACACCGACAGCATATCACCGTCACGTACTCTGCCCTCACTGTCAAACGCCACGTCACCGGCACCGACAATCAGCACCCTACCCTTGTCGTCCTTCACGAACACCATCTGCTCGCCGTTCTGCTTTTCGCCGTTCAGCTCGCCCTTATAGCTCCACTGGCCGACGTGCTTCTGTGTCGTCTCCACAATCTTGTCCTGCGTACCCTTGAACATACCCTGCGCTTTCGACAACGCATTGATATAGTCAGCAAGTGGCGCAAGCTGTTCCTGCGTCAATCCCGCGTTGAACAGCTCCAGATAAATCTGCGGATTGCTCATGCCAGCTTTCTGCATACGCTCATACTCCTCTTTCAGCACATCGTTGCCGTCCATAGCTGCCTGCAAGGCATCCTCCGCCTTCGTAAGGTCACCAAGCACCTCAGACGCAGCCTCATTGTTAGGAGTCTCCGTACCCAGACCGTTCTCCTCCACAACGTCCTTGCCCTCAGTGTTCGACTGCTCTGCATGCAACGTACCAGGTACAAACTGCTCGTCCTCGTAAGCCTTTCTCAGAGCCACACAAGCGTTCTGCTCTTCCTCGCTACGTCTAAGCGGTTGCTTGTCCATTGCAGCCTTCAACTGCTCTGCAGTCATGCCGTTAGCCTCTGCTACAGCTTCAAGAGTTGCCTGTGCCGTCTTCTCATCCTTAATCTGTGCAGCACCATAGGCATTGCTCAGACGCTGATCCTCACGCTTCATGTTCAGCGAGTAAATAATGGAGTTACGCTCGTCAATGCTCTTGAAGCTGTTCTTCGACAGCAGTTCTCCATTCTTGCTGTATTCGTTCACAGAGTCGCCTTCAATACGGCAATTCTCCATCATCGGACGCTCAGACGGAACAGTGCCCATAACCAAAGCCGAGAACTTAGCCTTTGTGTCCCAAGGAATGGTGTTGTCTGCCATTATCTCGTCGTAGGCAGTCTTCACAAACTCAGCGTCTGTATCCTTATTCGACTCCTCGCCTTTCCCTTTGGCTGCGGTCTTCTTTGCTCGCATCGCCCAAGATGTCAGACTCTCTTTTCTCGTCAGCGGATTGTTGTGTGCGTCATATCCATAGATTGATTCATTGCGCTTCGGCGCAGACGCGCTTCCGAACAGCTGCTCTTTCTCCTCATTAGTGAAGGTATATCCACCAAAGGCTGCTCTCTGTCCGTCCGATGTCATAAGACCATTAATGTTTCTCGCCACCATATCAAGGTAGCTTTCCTTTACGCCGTCCTTGCTCTGGCGCTTAGGCAGTCTTGCATGTGTCAGCTTCAAGGCTACGACGTTGGCGCAAGCTTCAAGGTTACCCTCAACGCTCGTCCAGTCTGTATCGTGCCCCTCTATAGTCTTGGCCACATTGCCGCCCATGTGCATACCTATTCCCTCCATCGCCAACTGAAAAGCCTTGGCAGGAATACGCTTCACTCCGCTAACATTATAGATACCTGCACCAACGACACCGCCAATGCCACCCATGGTAGCCCAGCTTGCACCTTCCGACAGACCGCCCATAATCATAAGCTTCACGGTATTGCCAATCGAAGTGTCGTCGCCAGTAGAGTAGTTCTGCACAGCCGCATTAGTCGAACAGTAAAGCACACCAGTAACACCTTGGCTCACCATTCCCGAACCTGCCATACGTGCTATACGACCACCTAAAGTACTGTTCGCAATCCTCGCTGTCTGTGCCACACCATTACCAAATAGCTTTCCAGCTACGGCCGCTGCTGGCTTCTCAGCCATTCCTATCGGTGTCATATCCATCATGAACGACAATGTACTACCAGCTACTCTTGTACCCAACCCAGGGTTATATTTTGGGTTATTACCCTCAAGCGTTTCACTCAAAGCTCTCTGTCCGTACTGACGCTGACTCTTTGTCATTAGCCCCATTGAAGCAAGAGCGCCTGTCATGGAGTTCTGAGCGTGCATAAGTATGGTTTCTATAGCACCGCTTGGAAGCAGATTCTTCAGCTCCGTCTTGTCGAAATCCGACGAAACCTTATTCATAAGACTTGGTACTAACGTGTGCTCAACGTAGTCGTCAGGCGAAACGCCGAGCTTTGTAGCTTCTGCGTTTATACGCTCCGCAACATTTGAAGAACTGAAAAGGTTGTGAATATTACCCTCTATCTCCTTTGTTATGTTGGCAAGTCGTTTCTCGGGCGACATTTCCTCATTACGGGCGCGTGTAGTATTAAATACAGCGTTCGAAGGCGAAGACGCAATGACGTTAAGAGCAGCGTTCTGGCCGCGTTCGAATGCAGCCTCATCCTCTTTCTTAAATACATCGCTGATGTATTTACTGAATTCATCGTCAACAAGCTTGGTGCCGCTCTTCTCCATATCCTTCTCCAACTGCCCCCTTGTCTTCACAAGGTTATTGTTCACGTCCTCGTTGCCCAAGTCGAATGCAGGAGCATTACGTCTGTCTCGCTCACGGTTGGTGAACTGTCTTCCTGCCTGCTCCACATTCTGCCCCACGACATGCTGTCTCTCCCTTGTCTGCTTCACCATCTGTTTCACAGCACCCGGCTTTGTATAGCTCACGGGAGCCTGCAACCTCTGTGCCGCATCCGCATTCTTCAATCCGCGCACAAGCTCGCTGTCATTCTGCATTGGAGTCACAGCACCACCATAGCCGCCCCATTTCTCCTGCGCAACCCTATGCGCTGCCTTACCCAAAGAAGTCTTAGGCTGATACTTTTCCCTTCTCACGGTCTGTCCCGTAAACAGATGCGCACCGAAGTCACCGACCCTGCCCGCATCCTTCACGTCAACATCACCTCTACGTCCCGTCTTGCGGTCTATCACCTCCATACGGGCACCGGGAAAGGCCTTCGCAAAACCCTCCCTGTCATTGTCAAACGCTGCCTTGTTCACTGTATGCCTGTTTCCCTTGGCATCCTTGAAATAATAATATCTGTTATCTGGCATATTTTATTGTTTATATAGTTACTTCACATACTGGCTCCAGTCTGTACCTTTACCCTTGCTCGTAGGCTTGCTCTGTGCCTTCGGCTTGCTGCCAGAGCCTTGCCATCTGATAGGACTACTCTTAGCAGGAGCATTATTACTACTCACAGTCTTTGTTTCAACATACCCATAATGGTCAGTCAAAACCTTTCTGAACTTATCGGCTCTTGTACCCTTGGCATTTGCAGCCCAACCAATCCAGCCATTCAGAATAGCGCCACGTTCTGGCTCGCTCAAAGCACCATCATATTTCGCTGCAGCACTTTTCGTTATAAAGCCATTCTTGTAGAGATAATCCCTAATCTGCTTCTTCTCTATAGAGTTAAGGTCTTTTTTGCGGTTCATATGTCCCTTTGGAGTCGAAA